GATGTTGTCCTGGCGCTGGATGCCGCTGTCCCAGCTCTTCAGCACGTTCAGCACCGCCCGCTGCTGGCGGAGATTCTGCCAGCCCGAGCGGGGCAGGATCACGCTGAGCTGGTTGCGGCCCACGCCCAGTTGGTCCTGGAGGGCGTTGCAGGCCAGGTCGATGTCCGCCAGGGCGTAGGCGTTATCCAGGTCGCTCCAGGCGGTGCCCACGTTGTGGGGGGTGAAGGTGTTGGGGTCCATCACGGCCGCGGCCACGCGGGCCTCGCGCTCCTGGCGGATGATGAAGTCGGCCCCGATGGCCGCCTCTTGCTCATACGAGAGGATCTTGGCGAAGCTGGCGGCCTCCTTGCGGTCCACCGGCACCTCGTGGGCGTTCTCCATGCAATTGTACGTCCCCTGGTCCCACGCCCAGGTGGAGCGGGAAAACGCGCTGCCGGGGGCGCGGGCGGTGTGGACCCGCTTCCGCCAGTTCTCCTTGGAGATGATGGGGAAGGCGGCGACCTTCTCGTCGCCCCGCCAATACGGCAGGACGAGGTCGGCGATGAACTGCATGAGGATGGCGTACTTCGTGTTGTACTCGCGCACGGCGCCCACGAGTTCGGGGGCATACGTGGCGCCTGACTTCAATCCGGGTCCTGGCATGATGGTCTTCCTTGACTGAGGGTTTTCGGTTAGGGCGACCCCGGACATCCATGCCCGGGATCGCCGTCAGTTCCGCTCTTGCTTCTTGACTCTTGCCTCTCGCCTGTCGCCTGTCGCCTCGCTACGCCCCGATGGCGCCGCCGATCCGCAACTGGGCCAGCAGGGCGTTGAGCTTGGCCCGCTCCGCGGCCAGGTCGGCCGCTGCGGCGGTGATCTGCGTCACGGCCGACGTGCGGTCGGCGGCGAGTTGGGCCACGATGGTGCGGAGCTCGTTGACCTCGGCCCGCAGGCTGTTGATGGTGGCGATGGCCGTGTCGCGGTGCCCGGCCGTGTCCCAGCCGCCCTCGGCGGCTCCCACGCCCCCGGCCGGGGCGTCGGCCGCGGCATGGGCGATGACGGGCGCCGCGTAGGTTGCCGCGGCCACGGCGGCCACGGTCAGGGCGGCCTGGTCGGCCACGGCCCCGCCGGCGCCCACGGCCGACGGCGCGGTGTCGATCCGCTTGGCCGCCTCGATGATGCTGCCGGCCCCGCTGGCCGCCCCCAGGCTGGTGAACTGGGGCGTCCCGCCGCCGGCGTCATCCACGCGGCCGCTGGCGGTGCCGTACAGGGCGGCGTTGGCGGCGATGGGGCCGCTGGCGGTCACCTTGTAGGTGCCCTCGCCGCCCTCGATCAGTTTGCAGTTGACCACCTCGCCGGCCTTGCCGGCCTTGTCCGTGACGGCGATGGCCACTTCGCCGGCCCCGGCGATGGCGACCTGGTTGGCGTTCGCCCCGTCGAGCTTGACGCGGACGTAGGCCTCGGTGTCGGCGGCCAGCGTGAAGGGCCGGTACGCAGAGTCATATTTCTGTGCCATGATGCTTTTCTCCGCAAAGGGTTTTGTCGTGATGGGTGCGGCAATCCATTGCCGGCCCGTTTGTCCGCTGGCTACTTCTTCCGCCGCTTGGCGTCCTGACGCTTCCGCCATGCCTGGTGATCGTCGGGGAACTCGCCGCCGGCGACCAGACGGGCGGCGTTCTCCGTCTTGCCGGCCTTGACCAGGCTGGCGACCTTGGCCTCGTAGCCGCTGCCGCCATCCGCGCCGGCGGCAGTCTTGCCGGCGATGTCTTCCTCGTCCTTGGCGGCCGGCAGGGGATCCTCGATGCCCGCCTCCAGGGCCAGCTTGTGGAAGCGCTCGCCCTCGGCCTTGGCCGTGGCGGTCGCGGTCTGGGCGGCGGTGACGGCCGCGGCGCTGGCAATCAGCGCCTTGTTCGCCACGTCAAACGCCAGCGCCTTGGCGGCATTGACATCCACGCCCTGGTCAATGGCCTCCTGCCGCACGGCGGCGAACGTCTCGCCCGGCAGTGCGCTGGTGATTGCCGCGATCCGCTCGCGTTCGCTCTTGACGCCGTTGGCCTGGGCGGTCTTGAGGGCCTCGGCCTGCACCTGCTGCGTCGCGGCGTCGGCCGCGGCCTTGTCGCTGGCCGCCTTGGCGGCCGCATCGCTCTGTACGGTCATTGCGGTGTCTCCTTGGGCGGCTAATCGGCCGCTGTTGGACGAAGTATTGACGAGGGCCGGACGCTCCAGCCCCTGCGTGATCATCGTTAGCAGCTCTTCCCAGGCGCACACGCCGTCGCATAGCCCCAGGTCCACCGCCTGCTGGCCGGTGAAGACGCGGCCGTCGGCAAACGCGCCCACGGCCAAGGCGTCCAGGCCCCGGCCGCGGGCCACTTCGCCCACGAACACGGCGTGCAGCGTGTTGACGCGGTCCTGCATCTCCTGGAGATCTTCGGGGGCGAACTCGACGGGCGCGCCGGCGGTGCCCTTGTAGGCGCAGGATTTGATGACGTGGTACTTCACGCCGGCGGCCTTGGCCTGGGCGGAGCGGTCGGCGGCGACCATAATGACGCCGATGGAGCCGACGGCGGCGGCCTTGTTGCAGTAGAACTCCCGACACTGGCTGCCCAGCCATACGCCGCCGGAGCAGGCCTGGTCGTCGCCGAACGCGATCATGCGATAGTCGGCGTTCATGGCGTAGATCGTGTCGGCCAGGTCGCTGATGCCGGCGGCCGAGCCGCCAGGCGTCTCCAGGCGCAGCACCACGGTCTGGATGCGGGGATTGCTCCGGGCCTTGGCTAGGTCCGCCATGATCCGCTCGCAACTGCTGCCCTCGGGCTGGGACACGCCGTTAACCATGCTGGCGTGCTTGGCGATGACGCCGCCCACGGTTACAAAGGCCGTCGCGCCGCTCTCGCGGTACGCGGCCTCGGGCGCGCGCTCATCGTTGCCGTCGGCGGCCTGCGGCTTGCCGATGGCGGCGGCGATCTGCTCGGCGGAGAGCTTCACCCCGTCGCTGTGGCGGGCGAGGATCTCCAGCATGCGGTCCATCACGCTCTCACGGATGGTCCACAGCTCCTCGCTCACGTAGCGGAGCATGGCCACGTCGCGGAAAACTCCCGACGGATTGTCCGGTTGTCCGCTCATTCCTGGTCGTCCTCCGGCTCGTCGCGGTCCTCGGCGTCGTCTTCTTGCTCTTCATCCTCGCCCTCGTCGCCGGTGTCGGGCTGGGGCCGCGGCGGGCCGGTCTTGGGGCCGTGCAGCGGCGTGGGCGGCGACTCAATGACGTTGTTCTTGCCAGCGGCCTCGCCGGGGGCGGCCGGGGCGGCCGTGGCGGCGCCGGTGGTCGGGATGGCCGCCTCGCGCAGTTCTTCCAGCTCTTCCTTGCGGGTGGCGATGTACTCAGCCCGCGTAGTGCCGCGCCGCTCCAGCTCGCTGGTGATCGTCTCGGCCCCGGTGCGGATGGCCAGGTCCAAGGCCTGGATCTCCTGGAGCGGGTTGATCCACGCCCACTTGGGCGGGAAGACGCGGACGGCGAAGGCGTCGTCGCGGAGGGTGAGCTGCTTCTTGGCGATGGCCCGGAGGATCTGCCGGCGATAGATGGGCAGATACACCCGATCGCGCAGGAACCCCTGCCAGCACTCGAACATGCGGTACGACTGGAGCAGCGCCGCCCGGATGGAGGAGAAATTCGCCTTCGAGAAATCCAGCAGCACCAGCTCCAGCGGCATGCCGATGGCGCAGCCCAGGATACGCATAGACATGGTAATATACGGGTCGAACTGCACGCCGGGCCGCTTGCCGCCCAGGCTGGTGAGCTTGTCGCCGCGGTCGCCCTGGAAGATCATGCCCGGCTCGAACTTCTGGAGGATGCGGGCGGTGCCGTCGCGCGCCCACGCCTCCATCTTGGACGGGTCCAGCATGGTCATGTCCAGCGCCTGCTTCTCGATGAAGGCGACCATGCAGGAATCTATCTCGGCGGCCAGCGCCTCATTGTCCATGTAGGCGTCGGTGCGGTCGAAATGGCTCAGGCCCGCCGCCAGGACGGGGATGCCGCGCGTCTGGGTGAAGCGGGTGCGGTAGGCGACGTGCTCGACGTCGCCGGCGTTGACGTAGCGGGCTTCGCCGGCGGGGATTTGCAGATACCCGCCATAGCTCTGGTCGTGGATGTAGAAGCCCAGCGGCTTGCCGGCCTTGTCCACCTTGACGCCGTTGACGACGCCCTCGCCGGCGCCCTCAATGGGCGTGCCGATCTGGTGGGCCTCGACGCCTTGGACGGTGCCGTCGGCGCCGTGGGCCAGCAGGAAATCGCCGTCGGTGCCCAGGGCGCGCAGCCCCGTGCGGGCGAAGCCCGTCAGGTCGAGCATCCCCCGGCGGTCAATGGCGGGGCCGAGATTCTGCTTGAGGATGTCGCGGGCGGCCTCGTTCCAGCCCTTGTCGCCCTTGACGTTGGGCCGCAGGCCAAAGCCCGCCCCGACAGTGTTGTCCACCCAGCGGTCCAGGATGCCGTGGAAGACGCAGGAGTTGCGGTCGTGATGCCGGCAGATCTCCCGCACGCGGTGCAGCAGCATCGGCTGGAGGTGGCGGTCGGCCCCGCTGGGCGTGACGCGGTAGGTCCGCCGCGTGTTGTCCTGGGCGTTGATCTCAAAGCCATTTCCCAGACTGCCGCCCATGCCGCCGACGGTCAGTTGGATCCCGCCGTCTTCGGCCCGGCTGTAATAGCCCAACTTGACCCGCTCGGCCACAGCCACGCCGGCGGCGGTCCTGGCCGGGGCCGTCTTTCGCCGCGTTGGGGCCGCTGGGCGTCGGGCCGTCTTCGTCTTCATTGCGTCGGCCCCCGCGCTTGCCCGTTGGTGGTATTGGCGCCTTGGCCCGGGCCGTCGCTCACGTCGGCCAGGATGGGGGGTTGGGTCTGGTTACGCAGCATCACGTATTCCCGCCGCGTCCGCCGGAGTTGGTCCAGTTCCAGGAGCTTCGCCTGCCGCTGGTTGACGCTGGACTCGCTGATCATCCCCGCCACAATGGTGGCGATGGACTGGTCGATCATGGTGATCATGCTGGTTGGATCGGTGGCAAACACCATGCGTGTCAGTATCGTCCCGCGCGGATATGACAAACCACATTAAAGGGGGCGATTGTTCCAGATCTGGAACAATCGCCGCAACTCCCTGCTAGTGTGCCAGTTGCGACATGTCAACTTTGGGCATGGCGCGGGTTTCACTGTGGACTAATTCGACGCGCCGCCGGCGTATCTAGTCCGCCGGCGGCGTCAAGGCCCGCCAATCACAGGCTTCGCCGTGGACTAATTCGGCCCAGCGCCGGCGGATCACGTCCGCATACCGGCCGTCCAGCTCGAGCGTCCGCGCTCGCCGGCCCGTCCGCTCGGCCGCGATCACCGTGGTGCCGCTGCCGCCGAAGGGATCCAGGACGATCGCGCCCTTGCGGGCGGAGTTGCGTATTTGGCACTCGAAGAGGTCCACCGGCTTCATCGTCGGATGGTCGGCGTTCCGCGCCGGGCGGGCGAATTCCAGGGCAGTCGATGCGTAGCTCCGCACCATCACCTCTTTGCCGCTGATCAGGCACGCCTCCCCGTCGATCACCACGCAGTAGCCTTCCGGCACCCGCGCCGCCTGCCAGGCCAGGTCGGCCCGGGCGATGGTCGTTTTCGCCCGGCCCCCCAGCCACGTGTGCGCGGCGCCGTCCTTCCACCCATACAGGCAGGGCTCGTGCCGCCACTGGTAATCCTGCCGCCCCAGCACCATCGCGTTCTTCACCCACACCAGGCATTGCCGCACGCGCCAATCGACCTCGCGGCAAGCGGCGCGGAAATTGAACCCTTCCGAGTCCGCGTGCCAGATGTAGAAGACCGCGCCTGCGCGCATGACCGAGTCGGCCGATGGCATAGCCACGGAGGGCGTGCGCCGTCAGGTTGCTGCGGACGGCGGCCACATGCGTCCAGCCCAGGGCCGTCGCCGCCAGCAGCACGCCGTTGCCGGCGACGGCGATCCCGTCGGCCGACACGACGATGGGCTTCTGCTGGCCGAATGTTCTGAGGCTGGCCTGGATGGCCGATAGATTACGGTCGGGATGCAGCCGGGCGTTGTGCGGATCGGGGCGGATGGCCGCCACTGGCGTCGCCAGTCCGCGCAAAGCCGGCGCGATGCGGGCCGGGGCCCTCGGGGCCCTCACCGAATGTCTCATACGCCATGCGCAATCTGTCGCCGCCTGCTGTTTCGCTCGTGGGCTTGCTGGGCGTGTAAAATACCGAGATGTTGGTAGCATCTCGGCGGTGCTGGTAGCGTCGCCGCCTCCAGCCGCGCCCGGCGCTGCTTACGCGATCTTCAGTCGTCTCTTGATTTCCTTAATGACTTGGTCGGCGTCGGGGCCGACCTTGGCCTCGACGGCCGACAGCCACGCGTCGTATTGCTGGCGGCCGGCCGTGAAGCTGAACGTCCCGATGGTGATGCCGACCGTCTTGGGGCCCTTCTGGCGGGCCGTGGCCGCCTTCTTGGCGGCCTTGGCCGGCGGCGGAGCCTCCGGCTCCGTCAGGCCGTCGAGCAGCGCGGCCAGTTCCTCCAGCCCCCTGCCCGACAGGTCCACGTCGGCCAGCAGGCTCTCCAGGGCGTCGCCGTCAGCCTCGGCCATGGCCGCCAGCGGGTCCAGCGTGGACAGGATGCGTTTCTCCTGCTCGCTCGTCCAGCGGCCCACCAGCACGGGCACGATGGTCTGGGGGCCGACGGCGTTCTTGCGGGCATGGCCGTCGATCAGCCGGCCGGTCGTCTCGTTGTACAGCAGCGCGCCGGCCCAGCCGACGTCGTCGATCATGCCCTTCAGCGCCGCCATCTGCCCGCGCGGGTGCCTCCGCCAGTTGTCCGGATTGTCCGCCAGGCTCCCGGCCTCTACCCATTCCAGCCGCAACGGCCGCCGGGCCGCCGGTGTCTTACGCTTGGTCATAGGTAGTCCACCCGTTTGCGAAACCGCTGGAGGTTGGCCGCGCTGGGTTCGCCGCCGGCGGCGGCTGGGCCGGGCTTGTCCGCGTCCGCATCCGGCTCGATGAACTCCTGAAAATGAAACGTGTGCGAACGCCGGCCGTTGCATTTGTAGTAACGCTCGACGATGGTGCCTTCCTCGTTGAGTTTGCGGACGCCGTTGGGCCGGGCCTGGGCGTCGCAATAGCGACACTTCATGCGCCCGTTAACTTGGCGCGTCGAGACGCCGAAGAACTTCGTATCCAGGCGCTTGGCCAGCGCCGCCCGGGTGCCGTTGGCCGGCAGCCGCGCCTGCTTGCAGAGGGCGGCCAACCCCTCGACGCTGAATTGCCGCCAGCCCTCGGGCAGTTTCTTGAGCGGCTCGTTGGCCGGCGGGATCGGCGCGGGCGGCTCAGGTGTTTCCGGACCGTCCGGCGGCGGCTGCTGGGCCGCTGGCGCCGGAAGCTGGATGGCGGCCTGTGGCAGCCCGGCCTGAACGTCCACGGCCGCCGTTACCGCTGCTTCGCTCTTTTCTGTTGCCTGCTCGCCTTGCGGAGTCTCGCCAAGGGCGGATTGCCCGTTGCCTATTGCCTCGTTCTTCGGCTTCGGGTCCAAAATGTCCTTCCTGCTCATATACAGCATCCTTTCTGTAATGCCCGTGAGGGCGTTGGTCTCTCATCTTCGGAAGCGCTGCACGTACCCCGCCAGCGGCGCGGCCTCCGCCTGGGCCTCACGGGCGCCGCTCACCAGCGCCCGGCGGAACTCCTGCGTCTCCTCGGCGCCCGGAAGCATGTCGATGCGAGCCAGGTTGGCGGCCACGAGCTGGTACACCTCGGCGTCGCGGTAGTCCACCCGGCCGCCCGGATGTACCTTAGTCCATATTTCTTGTGCCCGGCCGCCGCGGCGGGCGACCGTCTGCTTGACGTTGGCCATGTGCTTCTCGTAGTCCGCGTCGGCCCGCTGGTTCAGCAGCCACGTCTCGATCTCGCCCTCCACGGGTTTGCCCGCCTTGAGCCCCGCGTTGATGAGATCCTCCAGCACGCACTGCCAGTAGTGCTTCGCGCACCACCAGATCGGCACCTCGATCTGCCGGCGCAGCCGGGTATGGGCGTCGGGCTCCAGCACGCCCCGGCCGCGCCAGATGTACTGGCCGTTGCGCGGGAGGGCGGCGCCCTTGAGCGGGCGGACCCAGGAGCGATTCCGCTGGGCCCAGCGGTACACCTCCAGCGTGCGGGATTCGTCGAGCAGTTCGTCGGTCGTGCCGCCGGAGTCGATCACCGCCAGCTCGCACTGCCACGTGCCCAGCGTCGGATCCTCGCTGGCCCAGGCCGTCTTGCGGCACCAGGTCTCGAGCTCCTCGAAGCTGGCCACGTGGCCATGCCATACCCGCTGGCTGCGGAAGTCCTCGCCCCACGCGCGGATGACGAGGTAGAAAGAATCGATCTGGCTGTCAATGGAAGCCAGCAGTTTGCCGCACCAGGCCGGCACGATGCCCTCGGGGCTGGTCGCCCGGGCGACCTTGCCCTTGTACACGCCCTCGGGGGTCTGCATCCGCTGGTGCTGGCTGGGCCGGCCGCAGGTCTCGGTGTCGTAGCTGTATTTCTTCGTCGGGTCCAGCTCGGTCTCAAACCACTCGGCCAGGATCTTGCCCAGCGTCGGCCCCAGCAGCGAGTGCGCCTCCCACAGATGCAGGCCGACGCTGGTGCCCTTGGGCCAGCCGTCGGGGCAGAGCAGCTCGGCGTCGAAGATGACGCCGGCGGCCAGATCGGTCGGCTGGGGCCTCCCGCGGTCGTCGATGCCCGAGGCGGTCGCCCACTTGCCGGCGCGGATCATGGCCGGCCGGAGCGGCTCATGGATGCGCCCGTGGCAGTGCAGGCACTCGTACCAGACGCGCATTTCGTCCTGGCGGAACCAGTGAATCAACTTCTTCTTGTCGCCGGCCAGGTCAATCGGCTTCTCACAGGTGATCTGGCGGTCGGATAGGTACTGGTAGCCCCCGCAATGGGGGCACGGAGTCATGTACCATAGCACATAGTTGGACGCCTCCACCGCCGCGTGGATCTCGCTGAACTCGTCGGTGGGCGTGCCCACCAAGTACAGCTTCCGCTGGCCCTCGTAGGTGTACATGCGTTTGGCGATTCGGCCCAGCAGGTCCGGCTCGGCGCACACCGCCCGGC